CTTGTCATATTTCATTAGACAGTATAAAACGTATGACCACACCCAACACAAAGGCGTTGATATACACGCATCTGTTTGGCAACATGAGTGATACTGCTGACATAGAACAACATTGCAAAGACAATGGCATCATGTTTGTGGAGGATGCGGCACAAAGTTTAGGTTCACGCATCAACAACCGTAAAGCAGGCTCTATTGGAGATTGCAGTTCATTTAGTTTTAACACAAACAAAGTGATATCAGGAATAAATGGTGGTGGAATATTTTTAACAGACGATGAACAGTTGGCTGACACTGTAAAAAAATTAAGACGTCATGGAAAAGGCAAGGATTATGAAATGCTTGGATATAATTCACGAATGTATGTGCTGAATGCACAAATAATTCAACTGCGTTTAAAAAATTTAACACGTGACAGGCAAATAAGAGAGCAGAATGCTATGACGTACAACAGTGCTTTTAAAGATTTGCCCATACAAACACCAACTGTGCCTTTCAATGTTGAACACAACTGGCACAAATACACAATTAGGTTCCAAAACAAAGAAACAAGAAATAGAGTAAAAAATAAACTGAATCTTTCTGTGCATTACGAAACTCCATTGTCAGAAAATTCTATGTACAATGCATGGAGCATAGATTATAAAAAAGATGATTGTGTGAATTCTAAACTGGTTGCAGACACAATACTATCTTTACCTGTTCATGCTTATTTAGAACAACACGAGATTGCAACTTTGATTAAAGATATTAAAGAATCAGTTCTAGATGCTTCTGAATAAATTCAGCCATTTGTTTTTGCGATTCTACTCCTGGATGACTATTATCCCTAGCAAAGTCAACATTGCTGAACTTTTTTGATATTAAATTTACCTTATTCCAATTAGGTCTTTTGACTTGATATGGACTAGGATCCCAAGTTAAATGAAAATTTTTAAGTTGTAAAGAATCAAGATGTGCTTTTGCTAGATTGATTTGCACCATGCTGTCATACCAAGCATTGTAATCTGAATAAAAATGTTCATAGTAGTATGCGGAGTGCAGTCTATTTGCTTCTTTGTTGCCCCCTTTAGGTCTGGTAATGTCTGATGGTAGCATACGTAAAATTTTATTTGTGTCAATAAAACAACTTCGACCAAAAGCAGTCCACATGATTACTACAACGTCTGTTTTTTCAAAATCAGTGTTTAACAATCTGTGCAAAATTAATTTGTTGCTGGCTCCTCCGTGGGCTCGGTTCCAAACTGTAAAGCCTAAATTTTTTGCCAAAACAGCCGGCCAAGCATAATCACTAACATTATGGTCACCTTCTTTTACATCAGGTAATGATTGTCCTTGAGTATTACTGCAACCAAAAGCAACTATTCTGTTCATGACAGTATTTATTGCCTAGACAAATACAACCAAAAATTTGTGTCAATAAATATGATATAATGAAAAAAGATATCTTAACATTAAAAGATTTAAAAAACTCAGAGTATCTCACAGTAGATTTTTACCTGTCTAAATCTTGTAACAAATCCTGTCACTATTGCACAGCATGGACATTGGAAATGCGTAATCTACACGTGGATATGGATTTTTTAAGACGCACTGTGGAATATTTGAGTCCATACAAGACACGTATCTGTTTGTTGGGAGGTGAGCCAGGATTGATCAAAAATTTAGATGAAGTGATTGCAGAAATTAAAAAGCATCCTAATCTTGTGATACAGGTTATGTCAAACAGTTTGATTAGAAAGTTTTATCCACACATACTGGAAGATCCTGAAGTCATCTACATAGAACATTTGGTGCTGGATTTTTACGAAGACAAAATTGAAAAATTAGGCAACTATGACTTTTTGCCTGAAAATGACAAAAACAATTACAACTTAATAATCGAAACACCTGGATACTTCAAATACAGAGACCTACATGACTTGTCCTATTTAAAACACAAAAACACAGAATTTAAAGAATACAATTCAAGGTCTCCAGACTATCACGGTGATCACACAGTCATACAAGCACCAGAATTAGATAGACGTATTTGTGCAAAGTTTCCATTAGTGCCTGTGGTGGATTTTGAACTACAAAAAATTAGGCATTGCAGTAGAAAAGTTATTGATGGTTCTAGACAATTTGATGTTACAAAAGAAAATGTAGACAAAATGATGAACTTTGATCTGTTTGAATTTGAAAATTATTGCAGAGGCTGTATGGATATAATTCCACCAAGACCTATTAAACGTAAACTGCAAATACTAGAAAAAATTGCACTTGAGGAGCCTAACGCATAATGAGTATATTTGCAGTAGCATTGAACATACACGATCATAACACATACAATGGTGATGTGCATATTCAGATTGAAAGACACAACAGAAAAAGACACAATCTTAATCCTACAAATCCACACGATGCTTCTCCAAGCAAAAAATTTTTTAAAGAACACGTGCTGGAAGCATTTACCAATCGTTCTAAAGACAATGTGTTTGCTTTTACTGTGAGTAATCTTGGTCAAGAGTTTGTGAGTGATCTGTTGTATGAACATTTTCCCAACAAAAACTTTTTAAATTTTAAGCCTATGACTCTGTGGGAACACTATCACAAAGACGAAATGTATTACATTGACCATCACCAAAGTCATGCCGCATATGCATTTTTAAGTTCGGGATTTGAAGATGCTGACATATTGGCTATTGACGGTAGAGGCTGGCAGTTTAATTGTATCTTTATCACAAAAAACGGTTTTATAAATGATTTTTCCGATAAGATACCAATAGGTGGTTTATGGAATAGATTAGCACAGGATTTGGGTTTCAGATATCTTGATGCAGGCAAAGTGATGGGTTTAGCGGGTTATGGCAAATACAATTATCAAGCACACGCAATGATTGAAGCATACATCATGAATGCAAATCACAAACTGCCAGATTTTGCCTATGAAGTTATCAAAAAAGTGCCTAGGGAAGATATTGCATTTACTTTACAACACGTAACCATTGAATTGATTAAGAAATACATACTGCCTATCAAAAGTTCGGAAAATATATGTGTAGCAGGCGGTGTGGCTTACAACGGCTACATGAACGAAGAGCTCACCAAACACTACAAAAATGTGCATGTTCCACCTGCTGTGGGAGACGAAGGACAAGCACTTGGCACGTACATGCATGCCAACTATGTGCTAAACAAAAATATACACATACCATCTGTATTTTCGGGACCTTATCCTAAAATGCATGAAACCATGATGATGGATTACAATGCTGTACAGTTTTCCAACGGTGATTTGTACAAAGAAGTTGCCACAGCAATCAGCAAAGGCAGTATTGTGGGTTGGTATCAAGGCAGATCCGAAAGTGGTAACAGAGCATTGGGTAACAGAAGCATATTGGCTGACCCAAGAAATCCTGCCATAAAAGATATCATAAACAAAAAAATTAAAAAACGTGAGGACTTCAGACCATTTGCTCCCAGTGTGTTAGAAGAACACTATCAAGAATACTTTGATACCAATCAACCCAGTCCATACATGAGTAGAATTGTTCCTGTTAAGTCTGACAAAATACCAGGTGTTACTCATGTGGACAACACAGCAAGGATACAAACTGTGAACAAAGAATTTAATTATAAATTTTATAATCTGATTGAACAATTTTACAACATAACTGGAATACCAATGCTGTTGAACACCAGTTTTAACTGTCAAGAACCCATGGTAGAAACCACTGTGGATGCACTAAAAACTTTTGATGAAACTGACTTAGATATGTTGGTTATAAACGATTGGATAATAAGAAAGGATTAGTATGGGTTGGAAGAAAAAAAATAGGAAAATGGGTTACTTCGAAAGAATAGAAACAAAACGTAAACACGTCAAGCAGTATCATCTGACTAAAAATAAAATACCATCAAAAGAAAGTATTGAACGTGCATTGTACAAAGCATGGAAAACAACTCCAGGAAAAAATAATGCTATGGCATATCAGGTTCTTGTATGGGGTCCAGACAAAGAAAAAGAGAAAAAAGCAATTCATAGTCTGGTGGTAAAATCACACAAATTAGTAGAAGAAAAAGCAGTTGCAGATCCAAAAGTGCCTAATAAAATTACACAGGCAGATAATCAAGATCCTAAAAACATAAATTTTCCAAATCCTTTCTATGAACACGTTGCATTAAATCCTTATCTATTCACTATTCACAGTAGGGTAGCAATGCCTAACAAATTTTATGAAGAAAAAATAAAGCAAGGACATCACTTCGATCAAGCATACGAACATTTGATTGAAACGATTATAGACTCCGTCGCAGTTGAAGTTGGTATGTTTGCCAGCAATCTTGGATACTACTTGTTGGAAGAAGGCTTAGACATATCGTATAATTCCTGTTTCAGAAGAAGACCAGAAGAATGGCACAAGGTTGGATTAGACATGGTCGATAGACGACCTATCACTATGATATCTTGTGGTTATGCAAAAAAATATAGGCAAGAAGCATTATCACCACAACAACAAGAAGCGGACAAAAAACCAGAAATAGATGAGATAGTAAAATGGATATAGACACACAACTCTTTAAAAACATTATAAAAGAAGCCAGAAACAATGCTGACTTGCTAGATTCGTACAGTCCTAATCAGTTTAAATCCAAGGAAAAGTTAATAGCACACATAAACAATCTTAATATACTTGATAAAAATTCTAAAATATTAATAATGGGCAGTTGGTATGCCAGTATTTTTATACCAGCGTTTCATAAACAAGTGCAATCTATTTTGGCTGTGGATATGGATGACATGGTGATACGCATAGCCAAAAATAGACTGTTCTCACATATTGATAATGCAGACTTCTGGACAAAAGATGTGTTTGATTTGGATTCAAGCACATATGAACAGAGTGATTTGATCATTAACACCAGTTGCGAACACATGAAACCCATGAAGGATTTAGAACAGTTTAAACAATGCAAAGGACATTTTGCATTTCAATCAAACAATATGTTTGATATACCAACTCATACCAACTGTGTCAACGACATAGAAGAATTTAAACAACAACTACCCAACAATGCTGAGGTGCTTATTGAAGACAAAGTTCAAGACGAACGAGGCACTAGGTTCATGTTGATTGGAAGATTTATTTAAAGCGTCTAGTATTGTTAACGTACACCTGTTTGAAAAACTTGCTTTGTTGCGATTCTAAAGGTTCTAATCCAATGTTTACACCTTTGGTTATCAATGCTTCGCTATACTTTTTCATTAAATTGTGTATGTCTTGCTCTGAATTATTTTGATTCCACAATTTATTCAGTGCTTTAAAATCTCTTGTTTGAGCAACGTCCCAGTCTGTACACAGTGTTAAGTAACTGCCTTGCCTTGCACCAAAGCAACTCCACCAACCATGTTCAACATCTGTTCCCACGTTCATCCAGATTAACAATCTGTGTAAATTTTTCCACCATATGTCTTTGTTGACATCTTGTATCTTTTTGCCTCTGTGTAGACTCATTTTCACACCTTCACGAAATCCTGCTCTCCATGCCTGTGCTGGTGTGCTGTTTATGATGCTGGTAGAGTAATTTTCATTCAGTTGAAAATAATTGTTAAAGTAACAAAATTCTATTTGTGTTTCATCTGAGCCGTCTGTGTTTTCATGTGTTTTCATGTTTTGCACAAAATCTTTGGTCCACATTTTTAAACTGCCATTACCATATTTGAGGTTATTAATATTGATATTACCGCACCAACTGAATTGATAATCTTCATTTAGTCCTAACGCATCGAGATCTAATTCTACATTTAAAAACTCTGGATGCACAATAGTGTCACCATCCACAGTGATAAAGTGTTTGGTGTCTGAAATCTCTGCACAGGCTTTGTGTGCCGCATCTGATCCGTCCACTCCATGCACTCGTTTGGCCCAAGGAATTTTTCTCCTCAAATCAGCATAATTTTTTTCAGCATTCTGCTCATCATAACTGAGGAATACAATGTCCTGTTCTGCTATTTTAATTGTTTTTCGAGAAGTCTTCATTGTATTTTTTCTTTAACCAGGAATAATCGTTAATCAATTTCATTTGGTCTGTGTTCTTATTTAATTCACCAAACTGTCTGCCTGCCTTGGCTCCGGCAATGGCATATGCTCCGTAGGGTTTATCTGCTCCCACAGTGCACCATGTGTCCAATCTTTTTTCTGTTTCAGCGTCCTGTTGACGATCTATAACTTTTGATGCCAATTTGGCACACTCCCTAAAACCACTTTTCCATGAATGAAAATTGTTTATGTTGAATTCTGTAATGTTGCTGACTGCGGGCATCACTTTAAATTGATCACTTATGCTGGTACTCATGTCTACACTATCTGTATTCATCTGTCTTGTGAGCTGTGTAGGAAACAGTTTTACACCGCCATATCCGTATTCAAGATCGTTTATTGGATTTCTACTGTGCCATACATGCACAGTTTGTAAGTCATATTCGTCTGGTGCATGATCAAAATTAAATTCTTGTTCTATCACAGCATCTGCATCCACCACATACAGCATCTTGGTTAAACAGATCTCTGCGGCTTTTTTGTGTGCTCGATGAATACCTTGTACTCTGCTGATTCTGTGTGCATAAGGTGCCTTTTGTTTTAATAGAGCAAAATTTTTATCTGCGTTTGGCTCATTTACATCGATAAAAAATACATCAAACATAACAGTAATCAAAAACCTTTCTACAATACACAGAGCACTGCGACTTTTCTAGACCTACATCAAACTCCAGTTTCTTGTGAACCAGATCGTTCAATTCCACATCAAGCAATGCGTGTAAAATACTGTGATCATTTTTTTGACACACATAAAATTTGTGCGAATTAGATTGTTTGTAATCAAACGTATCTTGAATTATACCTTTCATTTGCTGTGTGGCACTGATAAAGATTTTGTTTGCCTTATGTGTTAACACAATCTGACTATCTTGCAACACATCTGGTATTTTATAAAAATTTTTGTTTTCATTTTTATAGTTTTTTTCCTCACTTACTTCTGTGATGGCTTGCACAGTGTTGACGTACTTGTATGCACCATTCTCGAACACCACTTTGTAAAACGCCATATTGTCCACACCGCTTTGTATGTTCAATGCCATCTGCTCAGGAATTTCAATTGAACTGTTTTCCTTGATCACACTCATGCTGTTGACCATTCCAGTGTTGGTATCAAAATGAAAATACCACTTATGATCTATTTTTTCTACGCCAAATTTGATGTCTTTTCTTTCCATAACCTGTTTACAATATTCTTAATATCTGTGTTTAAAAAACTGTCTTGAACATAGTGCAGTAATCCATTCTGTCTGACACTGTTGATTTTGATGTTACACATGTCATCATACGCAATTGGTATTTCCTGCATCCAGTCTTCGCCGACATTCCAATTTTGCAGTCTTGATTTCATATGAGTAAAAGTCAAATTTTTATTTGCTATTGTGTTTTTAAATCCTAAAATTTTGCAGGTGATTGCTGTGGCAACATCTAAACTGCACCATTTTTGAACATGCTCTCTGCAGTATTTCAATGCAAAATCATCATAGTGTTGCATCACGTGTGTCAACAAGGCAAAAAATTTGTTATTGAATGATGTCTTTTTAAAATAAAACATACCACAATAGATGCTGGGCAACTGATTTTTTATGAAAGTTTTCCTATAAAAATTATTTGTCACTGTTTCACCTATAAAATTTTGCACACTGTTTGTAAAATAGAGATCAGTATGTTTTAAAATGTTCCACCAGTGATCTATATTACTGAGGCACAGCATATCACTGTCCAACACAATGGTTTCATCGTAAGGACTTGCTGTGTAAATTTTGTGTCTGTTTTGTATCTTCCATTCCTGTGTTTGAGCTTCATCAATGCCAGGTATGCTGTATATTCTATCAAAGCACTGTTTTTGTTGTTCTGTCATCACACAGTTTGTCATTATACTCACTTGGTTGATTGAATTGTGTATCTGGATTGATTTTGCCAATGCAATTGCTTGACTGAGATAGTCTTTTTGCTCGCTGGCTTGTACAAAGATAAAATATCCTTTAGTTGTTTTCATGTATAATCCTATCCAAATCAAACTTGTTCATCACATGCATGTTTGCATCTGCGATATTGCATCTGTAATATGTGTTGTCGTTTTTAGGCAATGCAAAATGCCAAGTGTTGTTGCTAAATTTTAAAACCTTATCCTTGTCAGTCACATAAAAAAGATTGATTGGCAGTTGTTTGTTGTTTGGTTTTATTTCAAAGTTGTTGAGCATATGGATTGCAATAGTAAATGCATAGTCGTTTCTGTACTTGGTTTCTACGATATCATAAGCAAATCTGTAAAATTGATAGTTTTGTTTCACGTGTTTTATCAAGTCAAAAAGATTCTTTGTGACTGGTGTTTTTTTAAAATAAAACACTGTGGCCCAATACATGCTGATAAAATTTGTCATGTATTTTATTTTTAAATCATTTCTATGATTTTTGTTGATGTATATTGATTCATTGTTGATTAAAAAATCTTCCTTGGAATCAAAGCATTTCAAAAGATTGCTGTTGCCCACAATTAAATCTGTATCCATCACAATGGTTTCTTTGAATGGAGTTAAATCATAACTGTGTACTCTGCTGTGATTGTCCCATATGACTTCTTCACTGGTGTCTTGATTAACAAAATTTCTTTTTTGAGTTGTGTTGCTGGGATCTACCTTGATAACATGGTCAAAGTATTCACTTGATATATGTTCTTCCGAAGTAATTAATGCTACTGGTAAATTTAAAAATTTTTTTATGTGCTTTGCACAGAATATGGCTTGTTGTATATAATTGATTGGTTTTGTTCCGTGAGCATGTAACACAACACCTTTATCATGCATCTAAATCTCCTCGTTGCTTGACCAATTTAGAATATTCTGTTTGATAAAGATTCAGTGCTTGTTGATACTGATCAGAAATATCTATTAAGAATTGTTCTGCATCTTCAACAACCACAGGCAATTTAAAATCATCCAGAATAGATATATTTTGAGTTCTGCCTAGGTCAACGTAACTTTGACAGGTTGTTATCAGTGTTATGTCAATAGTTATTTGATGACCGTCAACGTAAGTCATGCAGTTTTCTTCAAACTGTCTAGTCAATATTTCTTTCTGATTCTCGATCACAGACAGTCTGTCTGCGTAATCCATTATGTCTTTAATTTTAGATTCCATACTTTGCTTGTATTATAGCAAAATTTTTGGTATCAGTCAATGATTTAGAGTGTACTACCTGATGCTAGGGCGAAAGTAAGCGTCGGACCGACCACTTCAGTTATGGATTTTTGGTACTGCACAGAACAAGTCAAATTACCATTCACATTCTCGTCCACTGCTGGGCCTGAACCTGTTCTGTCACCTGCGTCCTGATCTCTCAATATCACACGCACATAAAGGTTAGATGTTGAAGTTTTTTGGACCACAATGTAGTAATCGTTTTCTGTGTACACACCTGTACCACCATTGCTTTGGTTATACACTGTGTAGTCTTGTCCCACATTGAAGTCATACCAACCTGTTGAAGTTACAGTTCCTTGTGTACCGCTTCTAGTAGTTGTGGTGTAATTGATAGTGATTGTGCCTGCTGGCCCAAGTATATTGTTTTTCCAATCTGCTGTTTTTGATCCTGATCCACCTGAAATTGATGTGGTAATTTTTAGTGTTCCGCCTGAATTAAAAAAGTATCTTGCGTCATTGGCTGTGGCAAAACTCATGTTGAATCTGTGTTCTATTGTGCCATTCCATGTGGATGTTCTTGTTTTAGAAACTGTAGAATTAAACTGTTGAATTTGTGAACCGGCAACATTTAATCTGTTTGTGGTTATGTTAGCCGCCAGTGCTTCATATTGATCCCAACCTTTAAAATCTGTTGTGTCGTTGTCATACACCAATTCACCTGCCGCCACTTCTTGAAGTTGTGCCGCTGTTGGATCTCCCCCATTTTGATGTTTGTATGACTTTCTAATGTCTTCGTATAAATTATTTAGATTGTCTGCTTCTACTCGATCACCAACACTAACTGATGTACTTGCAAGAGTTTCACCATAACCAGAATTACCAGTTCCTACGCCCAACACAGAATCCACTGTGCTTCGTAAATTGTTGTATCTTTCTGCTGTTATTATTGCCATGGTGTTTTATTAGTAATTATAATTTCAGCATGACCTCTACTGTCTTTGTTGAAACTTCTTGATTTGATTCTAATGCAAATCCTACCAAATAATTTTGGTTACCATCAATTGATGCTGTTCCTGAAACATTAGCATACAATTTAGCACCTTTTTTAACTGCACCAAGCACTTGGACTGGTACACGTCCTACCAAAGCAATTGCTTGTCCATCTGCATCTTTGTTCATTAAAAATGCTGGACTTTCTGAAATAACTCCTACAGGTTGACTGTTTTCATCACACGCTGTCATTTCTGCTGTGCCAGATTGTTGAATGGTCATCACTGTGCCCACTTCATATTCCTTGTCTGTTGAATATTTTTCTGCCAAATCAGCATAGTTGGCTTGCGAAGCAATACCGTTGAATACCACTGCAGAAATATTTCCTGAAGCATCACGCAAAGGTGTTGTGTTAGCCACTGCGGATTGACTGCCTGCATACACAGTTGCACCTGCTTTTATTCCTGTTGCCGAATCTGCATTACCTTTGAATGCTGAACTGTGCATTTCGTCCCAAGGATTTACTGATGTACCTACTGTTCTGATACCACTTGCACTTGGCTCAATGCCGTCTGTGGTAATTCTTAAAATTTCTGTTACTGGACCTGCGGCGTTTACTTTGAATACAATTTCGTCACCTACTTCATTGGCAATGTGTACTTCGTTATCATTTTGAATATCAAATCTTGCATCACCATCATCACCAACTAAAAATCCTTGGTCAGAAAATCTTGCAAGTCCTTGAAACACACTTTGTCCACCTGAAGTTAAAAATTCTGAAGGTAATTTTCCACCAAATCTCAATGTGTTTGATGCTGTTCCATGAAATTGATGATCTGTAGATGTAACACCATTTGTTGAATTTTGTGTGTTTTTAAGTGTTAAACCTTTTCTTATAACATCAAAGCCTGTGATTACGTTGGCAGGATCTGCTGTTGAAATTGTGAATTCATTTTGTGAAATTACATAAATCACTTCATCGTTTACAACTGCTTCGATAATCAATCTAGAAACATCTGTTGTGTCTGTGATTGTTCTACTTCTTAATTGAGTTACAGCGTCACCCACACCTTGTGGTCCAACCAATGTGAAAGATGTTCCGTTGTATGCATACAACTGTTCGTTTGATGTGTCCCACCAAAAGTCACCTGTGACCAATCCTGTTGGTGTTGTAGCAGAAACTTCTGCTCCACCTGTTGTTTTAAATTTTGTGCCGTCGTAAAATTTTAATTTATTTGTACCTGCATCAAACCACAACTGACCACTTACTGGTCTGGCTGGACTGTTTGAACTTGCAAATGATTCTAATAAGTGTAAAAAGTTTTCATTTTGTATTTCACCATAACCAGCATAATTTTTACCTACAAAACGCAGACTGGTTGTTTGATCTATTGTGCCATCGTCTACTGTGGCTAACAGTGTTCCATCAAATTTGTTTATTACATATGCCATATTAGTATCTCTCCTTGTATTTATAACAAATTAATAAGGAGTTGTAGGGGTAATCACCCTGTCAAACACCCATACTCCGCCAACCACTCCAAATTGCAACAGTGTTCTACTTGGCGTAATTGAAATATTACCTGATAAATTGTTAAATCCTATTGATTCAATCACAGATTTGTTCGCACTTCCTAAAACAGGCACTCTCTCTATAGTTCCACTGCTAGGTGAATAGTTGTTAACTAAATTTCCTGCTGATGTGTCTAAATTGATGTCTAATTTTACAAATGCCGCATCGCCTATCACTTCAGCACTTTCAATTGTGTGTGTGCCATTCAATGCTGTGTTTGTTCCCAATCCATCGTTGATTGCGTCAACGTTAGCACCTGAAATTGTCACAGTTTCACCTGCTTCATAGCCATGTGCAGAAGCACAGGTTATTCGTGTCACTGTTAGTCCACCAATTTGATTACCCAACTCAATTGATGTGATTATCTTTGGATTGGATGTGATTGTTCTGTCAACAGCAATAGTAAATGTGTCAATTGCTGTGTCTAAATCTGCTCCTGAAATAGTTACTCCACCACCTGATCCATAATCCACTGCTAACACTCTTGCTAAAGCACCTTCGGCTCTGGCTGGTATTGAACTGCTAGATAATGAATCTGTAATACCAGGTCTGTTGCCTGGAGTCTCAAGTTCTCCTCCAACAGGATAACCTTGTGTAGGAAATAAGTCTTGTAATATGTCAGCAACACCTTGATAGTTACTGCCAAGGTCATTGTTGCTCAATGATGAAATATCTAATTGCACACCGATTATTGCTCTACCGTCCACATAACCTTTGGTAGCGGCATCTGTGTTGCCTGTTGGGTCACCTAGGCCGGTGATTCTTGCTGAACTTTGAATTTGTATAATATTATTGTTTGCTCCAATACTCAATGAGCCTGAAGATGTACTAATTAATCTTGACGCACCGGTAACTACAACTTGTGGATCTCCTGGTACAGCAGGATTTCCTATTCTTAAATTAGATAAAATTCCAACAGTTTGTAAACTAGAATCTACAACACCAGTGCCTAATGTATCTCCACTCAACACATCATCAGCACCAACTTTGAATGCTTTACCAGTGGCAACACCAAAATTGATATTTGATTCCCATCTTTCTGTTGCAACATTGGCATCATAGGCATATCTTAAAGTCTTGTGATTGTTGGAAGTTGAAAATAAATCTATCCCGCCACCATCTATACCTGCATCATTTTCAACAGGTGCATCTAATTCATCAACACCCAATCCAATGTTTTTGTCTTTTACACGTAGATTTTCAACTTCAATCGAAGTTGTTTCGCCTTCAACAGTTAAGTTTCCTGAAATTCTTACACTACCATCAACATCAAGATTAGTTGTTGGGTTTTCTTTCCAAATTCCAAAATATTTTTCACTTGCATCAATATGAATTGCAGTATTAACTAAACCGCTTCTATCTATTTTGAATTTAATATCTGCATTTGTTATGTTGTTTCTTAAAACTAAAGCACCCGACTCAACTTTTAATGATCCGTCATTGTTTAATCCAACTGTGATTCCGTTATTGTTTTGTACAGTTAAAGATCCTTGCGTGATGTCGTCTACATCATCTCTTAAAAAACTGGTTGCTGGTACTGTTGTTTGATTTACTAATAATGCTTCTGCTTTAGTGGCTGTTCCTACATATTTAAAAGTGTCATCCACAGCATTAAATCCTTTTTGTAATGTTGCTGTTGGATTTGAATCTGTAACAAAGTCTGTTAATAATTCTCTGTTGCTCACTGCTGGTGTAAACACCACATTAGAATATGCACCTGCAACTGCGCCTTGCACATAAAACATAACCACTGTGCGTGTTTGATTCTGTGTGTCTAACACACTGATAACATCAAATCCTGATTTTAATTGAGTGCTAGAATAAACAGGGCCTGCCAGTATTGGGTTACCTGTGCCGTCAAAGAAATACAACTGCTGTCTTGCAGTATCAATCCAAAGGTCACCTGCAACTGCATTAGGTATGGTTGCGGACACTGTGGTTCCACCACTAGAAGTGAATTGGCTTCCGTTGTAAATCTTTAATTTATTTTCTGAAGTGTCATACCACAACTGTCCTCTGATAGGATTTAGTGGTGCTGATGAATTAGAAAAGTTTTCTAAAACTTTGATAAAGTTTTCATTTAAAAATTCGCCAAAGCCACTGTAATTTTTTCCAATCAGTGTAAGATCACTGCTCGTTGTATCTACTGTGCCGTCTACTAAATCAGTAAGAATACTTCCATCAGTTTTGTTTAATTTGTATGACATGTTATGCTGTTGCTCCTGCGTAAATTATGTAATTCAAAGTTAAAAATGGATCCATCACGTTGAATGTTTCTCCAGTTGCACCTGATATTCCACCTGATGATGACAAAGCCTGAGCAGTGTTAATGCCTGTTGGTCCGTTGTATTGAATTACTTCTGGATCTGTAGGTGCATCTGCAATATTTCTTGTGACATAGAATTGATCATCATTATCGGCTCTTAAATCATGTTCGTGATCTGGAAGTTGTTCTTTAGTAATATTTTTTGTTTCTGCTCCGCCAAATCCACCTAAACTGTCTGCCGCAACATCCACTGTGATGTCTGCACTTGTTCCGCCCATGTTGTCTTTTCCTAGCACTTGTCTTCCTCTTAAATCTGGTAATTTGAACACACTGGTTGTGGATGGTGTTCCATATTGCAAACCAATCACACTGTACAAAGTGGCATACGTTGATCTATTCACTTCTGAACCATCACACAACAACCATCCTGTTGGTGAATTTGCTCCTGCAAACGCCATCACACTACCAACTGGTGGTGTAGGCACAGTATCCACAATAGTTTTCACTGTGGTTCTAAATAATCCTGTTGAACCTTCTGTTCTATTGATCAACAACTCGTCTGTGTTTTGTGATGCATCGGTGCTTTGTTTGTTTGAAATGAAAGCATTTGAAATTGAAGTGGTAAAAGTTTTTAAAGTTCCACCGGTTGAGCCATCAAACGTAAAACTGTTTGCTGAAACATCACCATCCATTGCAAAAGTTGTAGCACTTGTAAATTTATTCGCCTGTGTGGCAACTCCATTTACAGAGCCACTTAGATTGCCGTTAAATGCACCGTAAAAAGTATTTGCATGAACATTTAAAAATTGTTTATCTGTGGTACCAATGCTGTATTGTAAACTACTATTAGGCAATATTGCATTTATGTTTAAATTTCCATTTGATTGTATGCTGTTTCCTACGTATAAATTTTTTGCTACACCTAAACCTCCAGCAGTGGTTAATCCTCCTGTGCCAACACTTGTAGAATCTTCTGTGCTGTCTACAATTATTTTACCCGTTGCTTGAACATTTCCTGCCACTTCTAATTCTTGTCTAGGAGCAGTTGTGTTTATTCCAACTTTTTGTGTTGAATCAACACGCATCACAGTTCTACTAACTCCACCATCATTTACTTTAAAGTCTATGTTGGCTCCTGCTGTTTGATGACTTAATACTCCTGCTTGTCCTTCCACACTCAATTTAAGTGTGCCACTTAAACCAACTTCAATACCTGAATTATTTTTTATTCTTAATCCAAAATCTGATGAACTGGTTGTGTCTGATCTTAAAAAATTGTTTGACGGAACTGTTTGATTGCCTACCACAAGAGCATCGGCTTTTTCTGCTGTGCCGTACAATTTAGGAACACCGTCTCCTTCGACATTAGCAAGACTTAGATTGATGCCCGGTGTTAAACTGCTGTATCCAGCAATGTTTGATTTAGGAGTAAATGCTTCTGATGACAAAATTGCTACAACTTTGCCTGCCACTTGAATTTTTACTATTGAATGTTGTAGATCATCTGTACCTTCAATAGATTCAGGTTTTGTTCCGCTAGATAATCCAGTACTGAATTCAGGACCTACTAAAATCCATCCTGTGCCTGTAAACAAATAAAGTTGTTGATTACCTGTGTCTACCCAAAGATCTCCTGTGATACTTTCTGATGCTCCTGGTTGGTTTCCACCTTTTTTTAAACCGCCACTTGAAACCCAGTTGGTGCCATCATAAACTTTTAATTGGTTTATTCCTGGAGTTGTATCATACCATAATTGACCTTCTATTGGTCTTGAAGGTGCAGAGTTTCTAGCAAAATTTTCTAATAAATGTAAAAAGTTTTCACCAATTACTTGTCCATAGTTGTTGGAATTTTTTCCTGGAATACTTAATGACGTTTCTGTGTTTGCCACTCCATCATCTATAGTGATAGAACCTTTGTTTGTTTCGTCAGTAAATTTTATAGTGTATGGCATCTATACTATTCTCCTAGTAAACCAGATAAACTTTGTATTCTCACTGTGTAATCAATTTGAATCAGTCTGTTTAATGATTTTTGAACAGGGTGGAATATCACATGTGTTAATAAATTTCCTGTGCCTGAATCACTGTAACTCACTAAACCTAATTCGTCAAAAACATATGTACCTTCAGAATTTGTTGCATTATCAACAGCATCTTGTCCGTTGGGCTCACCATAATCTAACAAACAAGTAACCAAGACATCTGTGTAATTTGTTCCGCTTAAATGTCTTGTTTCAATCTTATTTCTTTGTGGATCTAGATTTGACACTGATCTATCATCAACAATTTTTGTGTAAGTTTGATTGTAAAGACTGGCATTTGTGCCTGTGCTGTTTGGGGTCAAGTATGTGATAATACCTGTTGGATCTATTGACGTTCCACCGTTACCAAATGCCATAGAATTTATAAATCCTTTTCCTGCATTAGCAATTGATTCAGCCAATGCCACACTCATATTTTCATAGTGGATGGCGTTTCGTTTATTCACATAAACCTTGCCCGATTCAGGATCATGTATCTTAATATGCCCTTGAATGCTAACTCCGTTTTTGTCTCTGATTTGTGTCATAATAATTGTTTTCTCCTTGTATTTATTGCGGCAGAGTCACTTCTTTTTCTCGTAAGAAATTTCCTATGCTATTATTAGATTGTGCTAGTGTTTTTGTGGTGTTTTGGTCAATAATTTCATTCCAAATCAGACCAACACGTCTAATAACTGTTATTTTTGTACCAACAGGCAGATTTTCAGTGTTAGTCACGGTGAATGTAGTTTCGTTGTCATTGATGTTTGTCACTGAATACTCTGCAGGCAGGGTGATATCCGCTTCTGGACTGTCTTGATCTTTGGTCACATCAAAGGACTGAATAGCATTTTTACGCATTCTTACTCCGCCAACAAACAGTTCAAATTCATTGACACTTTTAGCGGCCCAACCCAACTCAAATGTGCTGTTTGAACCATCAAAAATATATGTTTGAGTTATTGTTTGATCTTTGTATGGCAATGTCTGATTAGCACTCTGCTCAAAAACTTCTGTGGTGATTTCATAAGTTTCCTTGATACCAGTACCTTTAGTACCTCTTTTCAATTGACTCACTTTATTTCCTTCATCTATTCTGTAATATTCTATTCTTTCACCATCTATAAACAATACACCAGGAGTTAGTTGGCTGGTGCTAGGTGTTGGTAATCCATCTGTGGTATTCAATTCAATTGTTTTATCGTAATAGTTCAATGGCTGGGCAAGATAATATCTTCTATCATTACCTAACCTTCTGTAAGTGGTAAGGTTTGTCATATCTTTAAATTGTCTAAATCCAAATTTTGTAACAAATTTAGGTGAACTGAAATGAACAAGATCAATTTGATCGTTGTCTGCTATTGGCGTCCCAATTTTAATATACATTTGATCATTGGTCACTTTGTAATCAACACTAGGTGTAAGTTTTAATCCATTAACAAAAACCCAAACGTATTGTGCATCACTGGCTGGTCTTCTCAATTTAATTCTACCATTTCGCAATTGATTCAAGGTATAATAGTCTTCCGAATCAACTTGAATAGTTTGTCTAGCAACTACATCAAAATTAATTCTTTCAATTTTCTGTACATCATGATTACTAAATTGAGTTACATTAATTATGTGTCCTTGAGATGGTACTGAATCCAGTAATAAATTACCATCACTGTCAATTTGATAATCGCCATCGGACAACACAAACACTTTCAGTAAATCGCCTGCCACAGCAGTGCCAATTTGTAATGACACACTGGAGTTACCTGGGTTCCATCTATACTGATTGGATTGTAATTCTACATTATTAACATAAACTTTCACATCTTGAGCTCCTGCAGAACCAGGTATTTGTTGCCAATTTGGCAACTCATATTCAATTGCATTGGTTACTGTGAACTCATAACTAAATCCTGGATTTAAAACCAGACCATTCACTTCAACAATTGTGTTGTGTCCAAGTGGAGTTGCATTGAATGGTGTTTGAGTCAATGCATAAGAAGTTGAACTTCCATCTGCTACAAACTGATCATGCGACACTTCACTAAATGTTTTGCTGACACTTGCATACACCACAAATGATATAACATCACTGCTGGCTGGTGCAACATTGAATCTTATCACTATTCTTTTATCGTCACTATAATTTTCATCACTTTCAAAAGTGGTAAAGTCTGTGGTTCTAACACCATTAACAGTTGCATACACACTGAAGGAATCTGAATATGTTGCTCTTGTAAGGAAGTCAACTGTGCAACCATCACCCATTAGTGTGTCTATATCTAAAATAGATTCTCCATTGTTACTCATTGTGACATAATTCAATTTTGAATCTGTTGCTGGTGCAGTGTCAAATATTATTTTTTTATTTTGGAAATCAACAGTGTATTCACTTCTGTCTATCATCACATTATTAATTGTGATAAACACAGCGTCAACACTTTGTGGGTAATCTTGGAAAGCATATTCCACAGTAGCGCCATCACCAACATGATTGTAACTGCTTATTTTTGATCCTGTTTCTCCGCCTCTATCAAAAACTTGAATGTCTAAAGTATCAAACACATGTCCTGGTACAAGTTCCTCAGGACCTTTTGATGTTGTTGCAGTGATAAACCCATCACCGTCCACATTGATATCTTCTGCTTTGGTTCCTGTGGCTGTGGTATAACTTAAATTTCCACCTTCCATCAAAGTATCATATGCTGTAGGATCTGCTAGGAAACTGCCATCACTTGTAGATTTACGCACTTCAATAATATCGCCATCCACAACTGGCACTCCTAGTGCCACTAAATCAATAACTTTTTGACTGCCGTCACCAACAGATGTTACAACATATCCTGACACGCCTGTGTCATTTTCGCCAAAGATACTTTCTATTGTGGCAAAATTTGGTTTGCTCAACACTGGAGCAAAGTATGTATTGAACAATGCATAACCTAATGGGTTATTTGCCAACATACCTGCTGGTGTCTTTAAACTATCATCCCATTCAGGACTAAGGGAGCCGCCGTCCCAGTATTGACTCA